ACGCCCACGCTTATGATATAATTGCCATAGAGCAAAAGTATTGTAAGCGTGGGTTGTTTCTTTAGAAGGAGGATTTTTAACGGTGAAACAACCTTACAATACTACGATTTACAACACGGCGCTTTATATGAGATTAAGCCGGGACGATGAAAACTATGGTGACAGCGTAAGCATTGAAACACAGCGGACAATCCTGCAACAGTACGCAAAGGAACAGGGACTTCATGTAGTCGGTGAGTATGTGGACGATGGCTGGTCGGGGACGAACTTTGAACGCCCGGATTTTCAGCGCATGATGGACGATGTGGAAGCCGGAAAAGTAAACTGCATTGTCACGAAAGACCTTTCCCGTTTCGGGCGGGAACATGTGATGATGGACTACTATCTGGAATTTCTCTTTCCGGAAAAACGGGTGCGCTACATCGCCGTTGCGGAGAATGAGGACACAGAGAAAGGGCTTTCTGATTTTGTCCCGTTCAAAAACCTGTTCAATGAATGGTTTGCGAAAGATACGAGCCGCAAGGTAAAGGCCGCTTTCAAAGCGAAGTTTGCCACAGGACAGCGTATCGGTGCCTATGCTCCCATCGGGTACAGGAAACACCCGGAAATCAAAAACAAGCTGATAATCGACGAGGAAACCCGCTGGATAGTGGAGAAGATTTTTGACCTTGCCATTCATGGCAGAGGGGCAGCCAGTATCACAAGCATACTGATTGCGGAAAAGGTTCCCACGCCGGGATTTATCAACTTTCAGCGTGACGGGACTTTCGCAAACATCTATGCGGGTGCGCCGGAGGAAAAAAGCTACGCATGGACGATAGCGCAGGTCAAGAGCATTATGAAAGATGAAACCTATATCGGCCATACCATCCACTACCGGGAAACGAACATTTCCTTTAAGAACAAGCGGAGGGTACGCAAGCCCCAAAGTGAATGGGTGCGGGTGGAGAATACGCAGGAGCCGATTATCAGCGAACAGGTTTTCCGGCAGGTACAGGAGCAGATAGCAAACCGCCGCAGAAAATGCAAGGACGGTACAACACAGATTTTTTCCGGATTGGTAAAATGTGCGGATTGCGGCTGGTCGCTGTCCTATGGGGAGAACAGGCAGAACAGCAAGCCTTACGGCCATTATCATTGTAGCAAGTACGGACAGGGCACACGCCAATGCTCCATGCACTATATCCGCTATGATGTGCTTTACGCCTATGTCCTTTCCCGTCTGCAATACTGGTCGGGGCTGGTACAGCATGATGAAGAACGGCTCTTGAAGCGGCTGTTAAATGCCACTGATAAGGGACAGGCCGCCGCAAGAAAGAAGCAGGCCGCAGAACTGAAAAAGGCAGAGAAGCGGAAAGCCGAAGTCGATACCCTGTTTGCCCGGATGTATGAGGACTGGGCGGCGGGGCGTATCACGGAATACAACTTCTCTATGCTGTCCGGGAAGTACCAAAGCGAACAGGCTGAACTGGACGAAAAGATTGAGCGGCTTCAATCCGCTATCGCCACTGAAAGCCAGAACGCCGCAGACGCAGAAAAATGGATTGCCTTGATGAAAGAGTGCGTCAATCCAACGGAACTGACCGCCGAACTTTTGAATACGCTGATTGAAAAAATCGTTGTCCATGAAGCGGTCAAAGGTGAGGACGGAAGCCGGGAACAGGAGGTAGAAATCTTCTACCGCTTTATCGGCAAAATTGATTAAATGACATCAATATCTTTAACTATGTGATACCGGTGGATCGCATTCGGAGCTTCCGCGTGACAGACGAGCATTTTCAAGTGCCGTATCTGGAGCGCTTTCAGGAAGGCGAATTCCGCAAGCGGGTACAGTTCATGTACGGCGGTAAACTGCAAAAGATCCGGTTCAAGTATACAGGCCCGTCCATCGAGGCCGTACTGGATCGGCTGCCCACGGCGGAGATCGAGAAGCAGACTGAAGACGGTTGGATCGTCAGGGCCGAAGTTTTCGGCAAAGGCATTGATATGTGGCTGCGAAGCCAGGGGGAATATGTACAAATACAAAGGGAGGGGAGTCATACTAATGAATGATGTTAATAGCAATACCTCTATCATCGAAAAAGAAGATGCTAAGTATCTGCAAGGAAATTCGTGCGATGCTTGTGACTATTTAACCGCAGTTGCTTGCGGTGCAATTGGCGGATTAGTTGATATTTTTTTCGTTTCCACTCCAGAAGATTCAAAGTTGGGAAAATGGACAGATCAGCAGGTTGACAACACGGTTATGGCATTTGCCCGCAAGATGGGGTGGAATCCTAAAGAAAAAAACATCAACAATGTCAATAGTGCAATTGGCTTTTTGGAACAAAGATTCAAAGTTAATTATGATCAGCGTCTTTCTACAGATGTCGATAATTTGTTCGAAATTTTGCCTAAATCACATCACATGATGTCGTTAGCTCACTCGCCGGATATTATAGGACTTTTCTTCTCTGTGCTGAACCAATTCACGTCTACGTCAACTTTTGTTGCTGGCGGTACGCTCATTACAATCAGTACAAAGACTTTTGAATTGCAAGGGACAACCTTTATTTCCAAAATATTTTCTGGCGTTGTAAATTGGTTTGGACATCTCATGTCAGACGTTGCGGGAAGTTCTGGCAGTCATGGGCGTGGAACCGGAATTGTGATGCCATTCTATGAACTATTTGGCTTCTGCAAATTTGGAAATTTTGATAATAAGACTCTGGCCGAACTTGCAATGCAAGCATTTCAACAGGGTTATGATTTCCGTTTTGGAATTACTCAAGCAATACCAGTAATACTTACGGATTTGATTATACGAGTTGTGTGGTCGTTTAGACAGCATTTCCAATTTAAAAAAGCATTGACAGATTGCGTCCCCAATATGTCGCATGAAAATCTGCGTACAATGCTTCTATTGGGGCACGGTACTCTGTGCTTAATGGATGGTGCCGATGCTGTCATTCGATCGGGAGGAAATTGGATGCTTTTCTTTATGCGAATGAATTTAATTGCATGGGTACGCTTTTCCGCATTAGTACTGAAGGAAATCTGCATTAGAATTGGAATAGCACTGCCGCTTCAGGAAGAGCTTGATGCGTATAAACGTCTTGCGAGTTATATGCAATCCTACTATGAAGCACTTAAAAAAATCGATCTCGACCGTTTTAAAAAGGAAACAAGCGAATATAACCAGTGGGTTTCGTGTATGGGCCGGGGAGGAAATGAGCAACAACTCAATATTGTTTTGCGTAAAACCATGATTGATCTCAATATTCAACTCCCGTGGACAGGTGATTTTGATTCCTTCATGCAAGATACCAGCACACACCTGGTATTTCAATGATGTTTCCATGTGATCAATGCGGCGAATGCTGCCGCAATTTACAGATGTCTGAGCTGTATAAAGAACTGGACAGGGGAGATGGAGTGTGTAAATTCCTTGACGGAAATTTGTGCAGCATTTATCAGACCAGACCGCTCTTGTGTCGAATCGACGAAAGCTATGATTGTTTTTTTAAGGATTCAATGACAAGAGAAGAATTTTACCGTGCAAATCTGCAAGTATGCAGTGAGCTAAAAAGAAAACATATTTAGGAGGAATTGATTATGCCATTACCGTTGCTCTTAGGCGGAGCTGCCGCTATCGCTGGTGCTGTTGGAATCGGAAGTGCCGTCCACGGCGGTGTAAAGATGAAGGAAGCCAACGATACCATGAAGCTTGCTGAAAACAAACATAAAGAGGCCATTGCCCGCTTCGAAGCACAGAATAAGAAGACTACGACCGATATGGATCGTCTGGGAAAAATGGAACTTGAGATTCTGGATAGTTTTCAGCGTTTTTCTAACATTTTTGAACAGATTCACAATCGTCCGGAATTTAAGTCCTATAATAAAGAAGATGTCAGCATCCCGGCCTATAATGCAGAAGAACTGAAACAAGTCTCCGTTGGTGCAGGTGTTTTGCTGGGTGGACTTGGCGGTGCCGCAGTTGGTACGGCTGGTGGTTTTGCGGCTGCTGGTGCAACTACGGCAGCTGTAATGGCACTCGGAACTGCCTCTACCGGAACTGCTATTGCATCTTTGAGCGGTGTGGCCGCCACCAATGCAACGCTGGCTGCCCTTGGCGGCGGTGCGATTGCCGCCGGTGGTGGTGGCATGGCGCTGGGTACTACGATCCTCGGCGCTACGACGCTTGGTGTTGGCATTCTGGTCGGCGGTATCATCTTCAACGTAACTGGCGGTAAGCTGTCTGATAAGGCAGATGAAGCATTGGAGCAAGCCAACAAAGAAGAGAATAAGATTGGGGCAATCTGCCGCTACATGCACACACTAAGTGACGCAGAAAACAGATTTGAGGATGCCCTTCGGACTGTTGATAAGATTTATCGCCGCCATCTGGAAAAGCTGGGCGATTTGGTGGTTCTCAGTGGAAAGACTGACTGGAACACTTATTCTGACGCCGAGAAGAAACTGACAGAAAATACTGCGTTGCTGGTCGGACTGCTGTATAGCATGTGCAAGGTACAGCTCGTTTTCCAGAGCAACGATGCGACCGAGCTGAATCGCGTCAATGAAGCAGGCATTGAAGCCTCGCGTGAAATGGCGAAAAATTTCCTTGCTGACAGTGGACTTGCCGTGCTCGTGTAACCGAAAAGCAACTGTATAGTACCATAAAAATCAATGCCCTGGAGATGTTTCCGTTTGAATCTCCAGGGCATTTCTTATGTTGTCCTTACATGATCGCGGCATCTGCGGCAAGATCCTCGGTGAGATCCGCGATGGTATCGCCTGTGACCTGCATGGTGGAAGCAGACCACGGATAGCCGGAGGCGAACTGTGGGAACACGCCGGTAGTGTGATCCACAAAATAGGCGTCGAAACCGGCGGTCTTGATCTGTTCCTCAGTCAGGTTTCGAGTCAGCTGGTGAACCAGCGTGCCGATCATCTCCAAATGCCCCAGTTCCTCCGTGCCGATGTCGGTCAGCAGGCCCTTCAGCTCCGGATAGGGCATGGAGTAGCGCTGGGAGAGGTAGCGCCGGGACGCGGC